CTTTGAGTGCCCCAATGGGCATGTAGTAGAAAAGTTTGTCCCTAATGGCACTAGGATCAGTAGGTGCGATTGTGGTGCTGAAGGGACACGTATGGTATCTGCTCCGGCTTTTATCCTAGATGGGTCTAGTGGGGACTTTCCCGGTAGACACATGAGGTGGGTAAAAGAACACGAAAAGGCAGGCCAAAACAGCAACCTCCATAATGACTAAGATCACGGAGTTTAATCATGTCAAGAGCAACAATGGTTGACTTGCCTCCCGAAGAGGAACAAGCAGACAACATTGAAGAAAACGAAGTAGACGAGATTCAGCAAGAAGTAGCTGAGCAACCTCAACAAGAAGAACCCACCGTACCAGAGAAGTACCAAGGCAAATCGCTAGAAGAAGTGGTACAGATGCATCAAGAGGCTGAGAAGCTGCTTGGACGTCAATCATCTGAGGTAGGTGAACTTCGTAAAGTTGTGGATGATTTCATTACGACTCAATCACAACAACAAGCACCTCAACAATACGTTGAGCCTGAAGACGATATTGACTATTTTACGGACCCTCAAGCAGCAGTTAATCGTGCTATTGAGAACCACCCGAAGATCAGAGAAGCTCAAGAGTACTCTGCTCAGTACAAGAAGCAGACATCTCTTGCGATGCTGAACAGCAAACACCCGGACATGCAGGACATCCTGAAAGATCCTAAGTTTGCTGACTGGATCAAAGATTCAAAGATCAGGACTCAGTTGTTTGTAGAAGCTGACCAACAGTACAATGCTGAAGCTGCTGATGAACTGTTTACTCTCTGGAAGGAGCGTAAGAACATTGCACAGCAGACGGCTGCAGTAGAAAAGCAGTCACGGAAGCAACAACTTAAGGCAGCTAACACAGGCAATGCACGAGGCAGTGCTGAAGGTAGTCGTAAGAAAGTTTATCGCAGGGCCGACATTATTAAACTTATGAGAACAGACCCTGAGCGTTACCAAGCTTTATCAGAAGAAATCTTGAAAGCATACGCAGAGGGTCGAGTCAAATAATCTAAAGGAGATTGTGACTAATGGCTACTGCTACATATCCCGGTGCAGCGGGTAATACTGCTAAAACAGAAGCAGCAACTTTTATTCCAGAAATCTGGAGTGACGAGATCATTGCTGCTTACCAAAAGAACCTTAAGATGGCTCCTCTCGTCAAGAAGCTTGCTATGTCAGGCAAGAAGGGCGACAAGATCCATATCCCTAAGCCGACTCGTGGCGATGCAAATGCGAAAGCTGCTGACACTGCGGTAACGATCATTGCAAACACTGAGTCAGAACTGACCATCGACATCGATTGTCACTTTGAGTATTCATGACTCATCGAGGACATCGTTGAAGTACAGGCTCTCAACAGCCTCCGTCAGTTCTACACTGAAGACGCTGGATACGCTTTGGCTGTCAAAGTTGACACCGACCTGCACTCTGCTGGTACTGGTTTCGGCGATGGCGGTTCAATTGTGTACTCTGGTTCAGTAGCTGCTACTGACTATGAACATACTGGCTGCTTCTTCAATGACGGCGGTACTACGACTCAGTACACCGACGACACGATGGTTGCTGCTGACGTATTTACCGATGCGTTCTTCCGTGACATGATTCAGAAGATGGACGACAACAATGTACCGATGGAAAATCGAGTGCTTGTTATTCCTCCTTCAGTTCGTAACACGATCATGGGTATTGACCGTTATGTATCTTCTGACTTCGTAAGTGGTCAGGCTGTACAATCTGGTCTTATCGGTAACTTGTACGGTGTAGATGTATACGTATCTGCTAACTGTGCAACTATCGAAGCTGTAGGTGAAGTATCAACAGATACTGCCATCGCAGTTCGTGCTGGTTTGCTCTTCCATCAGGACGCTGTTGTCCTAGCTGAGCAGTTGTCAGTACGTTCACAAACCCAGTACAAGCAGGAATACTTGTCAACGCTGTACACGGCTGACTGCCTCTACGGTGTTCAGGTATATCGTCCTGAAGCTGGTTTCGTACTCGCTATTGCTGAGTAATGAACACGGGGGTCTTAATTGGCCCCCTCTTTTATTCCTAGCTGGAGCAATCTATGGGTATCTTTAGAGGTACAGGTGGCACTGGTGACGCTACTACAGACGCAGTAGCTTCACAGGTTGGTGAAGATGCCGCCACTGCTTCAGCTAAAGCTAATGCTGCAGCCGGTTCAGCTACAGACGCACCTAATTCGGCTACAGCTGCAGCTACAAGTGAAACTAATACGGCGACACT